ATACCAAAAGACTTGGCTTGCTCGTTAATGGCTTGTTGTTGCTGTAACTGCCTAGCCTGTTGAATCTGTTCCGGTGTAAGACCAAATAGTGATTGTGCCATGATTAGTCCTTAATCAATAAAGCCAGCATTTTGCATTGCTAACAAATCTGCTTGAGACATTCCTGATGGCCCTATAGTACTTGCTCGATACGGGTTACTAAATAAGTTACCAAAACCTTGTTGAATCTGCCTATTACCAAGTAAATCTTGCAAAGCGCCATAACGCATTGAAGTCGATGCTAGATTACCTTGCAACTGTGTACCAGCAGCACCTAAACCACCTTGCAACAGCGCCTGTCCCGCTTGAGCGCCAGCAGTAGCGGTTCTACCACCCAACTGTGCGCCAATGTCAAGAGGTTGTTGACCAAGGTTCTCAATCGTCTGAGCAAGACCAAGTTGAGTTTGGAACGGAGCCATTGCCTGAGTCTGGTACTGAGGAATAAGACCAAGCAACGATGCGCCTGTACCAAACAACCCTGTACCAAGGTTAATATCTTCAGCAAAACGACCACGAGCAAGGTTCTCTGCTTGTTGACGAGCAGTGATACCAGCAGCACCCAACTGAGTACCAAGGCCAATATCCTGTTGCAACTCTTGCCTTGCTCTCTCACGAGCCTGTGCAGCCAATGCCATATCTTGTTGACCACGAGCCTGTGCCAGTGTGAACAACTCTGGTTGACCCATATCACCAACACTAAGACCAGCCCTACCACGACCAAACACCGAGGATGCTAGACGCTGTTCTTCACGCTGACGGACAGGATCTAACATTGCTTGCTGTTCAGCAAAGTAACTCTGAGCAGCGGCAGTAGGATCATATGATGTCGGTGTTACCTGCTGGCCTAACATCCCTAGTTGCTGTGCGTAAGCAAGTTCCTCTGGGGATGCTTGCCTTGATACATCAGTAGGTAACAGTTGACCAGCAAGGCCAAACAACCCTGGTACAGCGCCTCTGATAGCGCCTAACTCAGCACCAGCACCAAGAGCAGTTTCAAGTGATCCTGGAGCAACACCGAGTAGCCTCTCCTGTAGCGCTTGTAACTCAGGCGAGACTGTGTAACCAGCGCTGGTAAGCCTACCCGCATCATCAAAGCCAAACTGACTTTGACCGAATCGGGTTGTTATACCTACTGGTCGAAATCGGGCTTCTTCGGCAGCGATTCTTGCTGCTTCTAACTGAGCATTGGCAGACATGCCAGCGGCTCTTTCAGCAGAACGACCCGCGCTACGCGCCCCTAAGAAACTTAAACCACCACCGATAGCAGCACCGCCTAATAGTGCAGCACCTGTACTAATTGCCATTATTCAACTCTTAATAAAAGTTCTTTCTGTGCCTGTGTAGCCTTTGCTTTTATATATCTTTGTTATTGCTTCCACATTGTCGTCCTCTAAAGCAATCATAAACATACCATTAGCTTTCTTATCTTTGGCCCATTGTTCTAAGGCGTTATATAGAATATTACCAGCACCTTTACCTCTGTAGTCTTCATCTAACCACCACCATAATTCTTGAACCACAAAGTAATTATGATTGAAGTACAGAGGAAATAATAAACCAGCAGTAATGCCTATGATTTTATTGTTGTCTTTACAGTTTAGGACAACAATGTCTGGATTACTTAAACAGGTTAGTAAAAAACTTTTACAACTATCGTAATCAAACTTAACACTATCTTTAACAGTACACTTAGAATGAAACTTTTCTAGTAACTGTAGATATTCTTCAATATCGTCTTCTGTTGTAACTGAAAGTGTTAAAGATTCGTTCATCAATTAGAAGTAATAATCTGTTTTAGTTCGTCTACAGTTGTAGCGTTGTTAATCTGAGTCTGCATTATAGCATACTTTTCCCTAACACGCTGACGCTCTATTTCTGCTTGAGTAGCCTCGCTAGGAATAGTGACTTTAATATCTAACGGAGCAAACTCAGCAGCTCTATCAATCCTACGCTTAGTGTGTGCAATGTCTTTTGCTTTGTTAATATCAACTGTTATGCCCATGTCCATGCTCCACGAAAAGTCCTGTCACTAGGTATCTGTGAGACATCTACAATCTCATAAGGAACACCAGCAGGAACATCTTTAGCTGCTAGTTCTTCAATAGTGTGTGTTTCAAGATACTCTGGCGATGGAATAATTATAACAACACCACCATCATTAGTAGGATAAATAATTCTTTTGTTCATTATACTTTCCTTTATCGGAACACAGATATACAAACAAATTTAAAATCTTCAAAAATACCTGCTCCATTGGTACAGCCAACTCTCAATGCACTGATTGACGGATCGGCTGATAAATTTATTGAAATAACAGAATCTTGAGTACTACCTTCTCTCCTTCCCATACCTACTGGAGAATAATTAACATCAGATAAGGTTGTTGTAAAATTAACTGTGTAGTCACCAGTACCATTATCAGTAATACTAGACACATTACCAGAACCACGAATAGATACAGTACCTGTGCCATCAAAGTTTACCCATGCTCTTGCTGAATATGACGGAGCAGATCCAGATGCTGTTGATAATTTTGCAGGACTACCAGACGACCAAGTTGTGCCATTAGACACCAAAGCATTACCGCTAGTTCCTGGTGCTATTGAAGTTATAGCAGATGTTCCGTTACCAACTAAAACATTATTAGCGGTGTGTGTTGTAGCACCAGTACCGCCTTTACTAACAGGAAGAGTACCAGTAGTATCAGACTGATCTAGACGAACTGTAAGGGTGTTACTAGCGCCGCTAATAGTTTTATTTGTTAGTGTTGCTGTTGCTGTTCTTTCAGTAGTTCTTTCTGTAGAAATAGCATCAGTAACAAAGGCTGTAGTAGCTAACTGTGTTGTATTGGTTCCACCAGCAGCAGTAGGCGCAGCAGGAGTACCAGTAAAAGTAGGAGAAGCAATGTTAGCTTTACCAGCGATGTCCTGAGCAATCCGATTAACTACATAAGCAGTGCTAGCAATCTGAGTATTGTTGGTTGCGGTAGACGCTGTCGGTGCTAACGGAGTACCTGTAAAAGTAGGACTATCAGCATCTACTTTAGAAGCAACAGCAGAAGCAATAGCATTAAACTCTACATCAATCTCAGTGCCTTTAACAATCTTTGCAGGATTACCACTAGCAAGTGAATCCTTTACAGCAAAGTTAGTGGCTTTGACATAATTTGCCAATTTAAATCTCCTTAGATTATTGTACGACCTTGTTTAATACCAACATCAATCTTCTGTATAGATAAAGGATTGCCTTGTATATCACTCTCAATACCTAATTGCATTATAGCACCATTACCAGAAGCATTGACAAAGAATTTCTCTAGTATGATACCACCAGCATACTCAGCTATGTTATATTCACCAACACCATATTCATAACTAGTACCACCAGCAAGTACCTTAGTCTGTGCAAAGAAGTTCTCAGAATAGTCAAAACCATACTTGACTGCTATCTGAGCGCCAGAACCACCAATAACAACCATGCCTATTTTCTTTAGTATCTTTAGTTGGTTTGGTTGTTCAAAGTCAAAGTGGTTAGTAAAATACTCCATACGATATGACGAAGCATTATCATAATGACCAAAGTATTTACCAATGTATCCAGGCTTGCCTATCAGTAACTCTTTAGCATCATTAACTACAAAGGCTCTAGGATCGATACTATTCCACTGTGTTACTCGATACGAACCATCTTGCATCGGTGTTCTAGTATCAAAGCAATACACAATATTAGATGTTGGTAGCGCTAACAGATAGAAAGCATCTCTACTGTAATATACACCTTTAATTGCAGCAGTGTTGCTCTCTGATGCAACATTAGCAATCAAGTCATCTCGTACATTCTTAGACAAGTCTCTAAACGGTAGTGATTTCTCTTGAATGATTCGTGTCAAACTACGGACACCAGTGTCAGACAAGAAGATAATATCAGTACCTGTAGATACTACAGAATCCCTAGCGATACAACCAACATTAGGAATATAATCAGCAAGAGTCAACTGAGTTACATCGATAGGATTACCATAGATGGCGATGTTATTCCTACCAAAGATAATCAAGAATCCGTTATGTGCGGCTAGTGCTACAATCTTATCGTTGTTAGGGAAGACAGCGTTAAGCGACAACGACCCACTGTCACCGCCTTGGAAATCAGAACCATCAAGCAACCTACTAAAGTATACAGTCTGTCTATCGTTAGCCATATCAGCCAACCATATACGACCATACGCTGCTAATGCACAGTTAGGTATAAAGTCAGTGGTGGTGTATCCTGATGGTAATGTTCCAATATCGCCTAAGCGTTGAAAACCAAAAGTACCACTGTCGTGTGAGTGTGGATCAGAACCACCAGAGACAGGTAACTCATGATAAACCAGCACCGGATGGCCTGCCTGTGCTAAGTAAACATGAGGCTCTGCTGCTGCTCCATCACCATAAGGCAACGAAGCCCCTTGCCAGTGATTAGCAGTGATAGTTACTGATACGTTAGCGTTGTTAGCAGCGTTACGAATGGTAGCAGTGGTCATTGTTGTAGTACCGGTAAACAACTTATTGTTACCAGCACTAAGAAGAATGTTACCACCAGTCTTAACCATCTCAAACAAGAATTGTACAGGGTTAGCACTACCGAGATCAGTGTTGACTGTGGTGTTTACAGGAGTCCAACCACGCCTAGAACCGATACGACCATACTGATCGATAACACAGTTGTTAGCAGTTAAAGCAAACCCTGAAGATAGTTGAACACTGCTGTCTTGAGTGTTTAACCCAAGAAACCCTGGAGCAGCTATACTACCTGTCTGTAACGGTTTCATTAGTAACCAACCCAAGTGATTTCATCAGGATAACGATTTGCTTCGTTAGCGATATGATCCGACAGCGACTGAAGATACAACTGATATGCTTCAGTGCTGTTGATACCAGAGTCCTCACCACGCTCTAACAATGCCTTGGAATAGGCTAAAAACTCTACAGGTTCTGCTGGCACAATAATTTGATCTGTGCTAGCAGACAAAGGTGCTGTAGGCTTAATGACGTTAAAGAAGATGTTATAAACACCATCAGGAATAGGAAACAAATCTACTTGTGTATCACCATTGGAATCAACACCGTTAAAGTTATAAGCCTCTGGTGCGCCTTTGAGTGCTGGTGTTATATTCAAGAAGTAATCGTTCATAATAGAAGTGGCTTCGTTACGAACAAACCAATTCTTTTCTTGGTTGATTACATCAAGTACACGGAAGCGTTGACCAACACCAGTAAGTACATAGTTAAAGACATCGTTAGCAGTGGTAACTGTTAGCGTCTCTGATAGAGCGTTCCAGTTATAAGCATCCTCTACTTGACGCTTTGCATCGTTGACAAACCTACCAATCAACTTAGAGTAGGAAGTGTCAGTAACAGCAGTAACTTCGTTCTCACGAAGCCTAATCAATACATTATTAACTGTTTCAAGATAAGTTTGGTTAGCCATTTAGCAATCCCATTTCTTTAGTGCCAGTGCCTTCCTTGTAGGTCTGCCTTTCTCGTCCTTCATTGGACCAGACACACCTGACATCCTTGCACAGAATGATTTCCTTCGTTTAGCAGCAGTGGGTGACTTTGCTGCTTCCTTGGCTGATACTGGTGGTTTAAGATTAGCACCTTCAGTACGCTTGAAGTAATCTCGACCCTTCTGGTTTAAACCACCTTCTTTGTTCTGATATACCTTCTTAACCATTATGTTTGATCCTTTTTACTGATAGGAAGACAAACACCTTCAATCATGTCTACATCTATTTCTGATTCAATGTTGTGTATAGCCTTCATAGCAACGGCTTGACACTCTCGTTCACTGTAGAAGTTTTCATCAGACTTCCAGAAGGCGCATTGACCATCAACACAGAAAACAACCACAGCGATAAAGAATTTCATTTTTTAACTTTCCTGCTCATCTCACTACGAACAATCGCTCTAATCTTCTTTTCCATCTCTGCTTCTTTAATCTTTTTCTTTTTATCTTCGATGGCTTCTTCTTGCTTATCTAACTTTGCATAAGTTTTGTTCTTAATCATTTTTTCTTCTTAGCCTTTCTTGCCGTTGATAAGGCAATGGCAATTGCTTGCTTCTGGGGCTTCCCTGACTTCATTTCCTTACGGATGTTCTCAGAGATAGTCTTCTTAGAGTATCCTTGTTTCAGTGGCATTACTTCTTCCTTTTCTTTGCTGTCTTAGCAGCGTCCTTGAAGTCTTGGGCCGATGGTGCGCCTTTACTACCTACTTTACGCATACGCTCACCAGAACCATCAGCAATGCGCTTACGCTTAGCTTGGATGTTAGCATATAGTCCTGGTTTAGTAGCCACGCTTTACCTTCTTCTCTTTCATACCACCAGACTTCTTCATGCACTTACCAGCTTTCTTACACTTTGCTGGAGTAGGACAACCAGGACAAGGTTTAAACATAGTAACTCCTTTAGGTATTAAACTGAACTGCTAACTTAGGATCTAACTCTACGGATATAATAAAACTAAAGGTAGTAAGGTTATCTTGTTGCTCTACTCTAATTTCATCACCTTCTTCTAGTACAACATACTTACCATCACCACCCCACTCTAACCCTGTACCAGCATTAAATGAAGCATTAACTATGCCGTACTCTTCGTTGGTAGATTTATCATACCAGTACACTGTTGCTGTTTTGTTGTTAGCACCGGTGTTGGCAACATACAACAATGTCCATAATGCTGTTTGGTGCGTAGGAACAGTATAGATAGTTTCCTTAGCCGCAGTGGTTTTAGTCTTACCTTTACTAATCTTTCTTGACATTGTTCTTTCCTAACCAGCCTTGAACTGTTTGAGTTTCGTAGATTCTAAAACAAGTCCACACAATAGTAAGTAATGCAGCAATTGCTGGTAAAACTTCTGCCAATGTTCCTACCACAGTTACTATTGATACAGCATCACCAGCAGCTTTAGTAGTTTCATGTTCAATTGCCATTGTACTCGATCCTATTTAATTTGTCAAGAATTATTTAAGGTTTAACAGGCCATTGAACATCCCAAGGAAACTCTGGTTGATCTGTAATGTCTCGTAATGATTGGCGATATGATGCCCACACTGTTCGATCTACAGGAGCATCAAGAACCTGAGTCCAATCAGATTCTGATAGTAACTCAGTGCGTTTTCTACGAACATCAGAAGACTTATTTGCAGTATCAACATCAATCTGTTCTTGAGTTTTATTAACAACAGTTTTAGTAATAGTCCAAACACCATCAACCAATGTTGGAAGATTAGATGTTTCTAGTCGCTGAGTTCTTGGATCATAACTTGGTTGCGTTTGTATTGATACTTTAACCATACCATAATCTGCAAGTGTCTGCTCTGGAATAACAACAGGGAAAGACACTTGTGGATTATCACGGCGTAGGTTATCAGGTGCATATGGGTATTTTGCGGCAATGCCGTCAATTATTAGAGCGTACATAATGCACCTTATGAAATAGAGTAAGAAAAGACTTGAGAAGTGCCATCGTTTTCAGCCACAAAAAACTTAACACCATCGTCTCTAAAATAAACAGAGCGTGGCGATGTGGTTTGTGAAGACACAGAAAAAACCTTTTGGTAGGAAGTTGTGCTGATGTTCCAAGCAGTAGATAAAGAGTATTGGTTAATATCGTCTCCTCCAATTCCGGTGACATACATCTTTGTCCCATCCGTAGAAAAGAACAAGCCCATTGCCTGTGTCTCTTGCGAAGACACAGAAAACAACTGCACGAAAGAAAGCGTTGATATGTCCCAAGCGGTAGATAGATTGTATTCGTTCACCTCATCACCAGATTGACCGGTGATATACATTTTCAACCCATCATCTCTAAAGAATAAATCTTCTGGTGTTGATTCTTGGGAATTTACAGAAAAGTTTCTGACAAAGGAGAGGGTGGATATATCCCAAGCAGTAGACAAAGAGTATTCATACACCCTGTCGTTGGTGCTATCTATGGTGTACATCTTTGTGCCATCTGGTTTAAAAAACAAACCACGATGTTCGCCACTTTGCGTGGAAACAGATTTTACTTGCACATAAGAAGCTGTGCTGATGTCCCATGCTGTTGATAATGAATACTCAACTATCTGATCATTATCATTACCAACAACAAACATCTTAGTTCCATCAGGTTTAAAATGTAACCCCTGGACTGATGGTTCGTATGTGTTTACAGAAAAAGATACATTGTCATAAGAGGCAAAAGCTAAGTCCCAAGCATTACTAGTCCCTCCTCCCCTACCAGCCAACTTTAAAACATTCATGGCTTGCCTACCTCAGTCGCGTAGATGGTTGTGCCTACTTCCCACAACAGTATCCAAGTGTAACCAGTAGTAGCTAATGTTGGTGCTGATGCTGTACCACCAGCCTTGACCCATGTTGGATTCACAGTAGTCCAAGTGATTGTGTATGCGGACCCGTCATCAATACCAAGCAACACTACCTGACCTGCTTCAAAGTTGGTGGCAGCAGGGGTACGATTAGCACCTAGAGTTACAATCTGAATTGAACCATTAGCTGGATCAATCTCAAAAGCAGCGCCATCAGTAATTGTATGGACTGTATCTTTTAACTCTTTGAAGGTCTGCTGCGCGGTGAATGTAGTAGCAGTGCCAGGAGCAACAAAGTCAGTACCAGCGGTAGCAGCACTGAAAGCAGAAGTACCGTTACCCTTAATAATACCGGTAAGTGTTGTTGCACCAGAGCCACCGTTAGCAACAGGAAGCGTACCTGTCACTTGTGTGGTAAGATTAACGCCAGACAGCGTACCACCAAGTGTTAAACTTCCAGAACTAGTTACTGTTCCTGTAAGAGTAATTCCATTAACTGTACCAGTACCACCTACAGAAGTTACTGTACCGTTACCTGTACCAGCACCAATAGCAGTACGGAAGTCAGAATCAGATAAAGAAGAAACAGAATTATCTGCGTTAAACCTTGGGAACCTAATTGCCCCTGGGTTTGTTAAGGTAAATAAGTTAGAGCCTACTGTAGTAGCACCAAGAGTAGTACGCTGTGTAGCAGCATCAGCATCATCAAGGATAGCCCTACCAGCAGCAGTTAAAGTAGTTACAGCGTATGTATCAGATGCCGTTGTGTAAATCATTCTATCAGCAGCGGTAGTTAAACCTGCGATAGACTGTAACCCTGCATCATACGCCTGAACATTAGTACCGATTACAAGTCCCAATGTAGTTCTTTGCGTTGCAGCGTCTGCGTCATCTAACAATGCTCGTCCAGCAGCGGTGAGATCTGCCACAGCATAGGTATCAAGCGCCGTAGTGTAAATCATCTTATTTGCTGCTGTGGTTAATCCTGCAATAGACTGTAAACCAGCATCGTAAGCCTGTACCGTTACTCCAATAGCAGCAGGAGCAAGATAATCAGTACCAGCAACAGCAACAGAGATTGTACCAGATCCGTTTGCTTTAACAATACCGTTAATAGCACCAACTATAGGGTCAGTTTCAGTAAGTGTAACAGTAGCCCAAGACAAAGTACTACCATTAGTAGTTAGATATTTACCTGAGTTTCCTGTTTGTGTTGGGAAAGCACTAACAAAAGTGTAAGAGTCGTCCCAATTACTTTGCTTGGTAGTGGTTGGGATAGCATAACCAGAAGCATAAGTAACTGCTAAAGTGCCTGAAGAAGTAATAGGGCTACCAGATACACTCAGCCCTGTTGGTACTGACATAGCAACACTGGTTACAGTACCAGAACTACTTAAAGCAGTCCATGCGGTTCCGTTCCAAACATACATAGTATTGTTGGAACTATTCCAATATAAAGCACCAGTTAGTAGCGCATTACCGTCATTATCTAATGTAGGAGCAGAAGACTTAGAACCTAAATAACGATCATCAAAAGAATCATAAGATGCTGCTGCATTAGTAGCAGAGGTAGACGCAGAAGATGCCGAGGAAGCGGCATTAGAGGCTGATGTAGAGGCTGCTGAAGCAGAGTTACTAGCATTGGTAGCAGAAGTCGCTGCTGATGATGCTGACGACGAAGCAGCAGAGGCTGAAGATGCAGCGTTGGTTTCTGATGTTGCTGCTGCTGATGCTGAAGTGCTAGCATTAACAGCACTGGTAGCAGCATTACTCGCTGCTGTGGCCGCAGTAGAAGCAGAATTAGAAGCGTTAGTGGCAGACACACTAGCAGCAGATGCTGAGTTACCAGCATTAGTCTCTGCTGTTTGTGCTTGTGTTACTAACGCAGATATTAATGCTGCTTCGCTAGCAGCATCAGCTACAGCGTCTCCAGGACCGCCAGGACCGCGATAGATAGCCATTAAATCTCCTTGTTTTCTTAAATGTTCTCAACGAAAACACTTAAGAAAAGCCCCCGAAGGGGCAACCTTACACCAACTTAGCTACAACAACACTATATACAGCAGTAGCAGTCGCAGTAATGGAAGATCCACTATTGTTTACAGCGGTGATAGCAACAGTGTTAGCAGCATCAACAGTACCAGATAACGTCAAGCCATCAGCAGCAGAAGAAGCAACACCGAGAACTATGTCACCAGCAGTAACACCAGGAATAGCAATGGTATCTTGAGCATCAGCGCCATCAGCGATAGTACCAAAGTTTTTTACACCAGTGGCTACAGTGATATTAGAGAACACGCCAGGAAATTGCTGGCGAGCATTAGACTTAATTGATACAGAAGTAAGTGCCATGATAGATTCCTTTTAAGTTAAAATAGGGATGACCCTAATGAGCCATCCCTGTTATCAATCTTTATTAACTTGGAACCGCAATAGCAACTGCACTCTTATCACGCAGTTCACCAACACCGTACAGCGTATCAGCGGTGAGAAGCGTTGCAAGGTACTCTTGCTTGTATTGAGTCTGAACACGAACACCAAGTTGCTCAACCAACACAGCAAACTCAGGATGTGCCATCACAGCAATACGAGCGCCACCAGTAGCAGTAGCACAGTTGGTAGAGACATATACCTTAACACCGTA